CTGTAAGATTACCAGTCTTAGTTTGTGCTGTAGATGATGTATCAATTAAGCCAGCTTCTACTGATGTTTGATTTTTCCAAAGTCCAGAAGAAGTATCATAAGCAAGAACTTCATTGTCTGTTAAAGAGCCAGATGCTTCAATAGATACCCCGTGTAACTCGTCTAGTTCATATCCATTTTGTGGATTAACAAAAATTTCACCAGAGCTTGCATTTGCCTTTACAACATATCCAATAAATACGGAGTGAGCTGGTTCTGCTGGAATTGTTGTTGTAAATCCGCCAGCAGTAGATGATAACCAAACTGAAGCCCCTTCGGTTAGTCCAAGAGTGTTTAATCCACGCTGTACGCCAAATGTTGTAACAAATCCTTCTGCACCATCAGCAATTGTTTCTGCTGTGACTCCCAAAGTTTTAGAAGATGTTGCTTCTGTATCAGCGTCTGAAAGGGCGACAGTTGGTCTTTGTCCTGCTGCACCATTAATATAAACAACCTTACCTTTAGCAATGCTAGAGCCAGTAGAGTTTTTAACTAATACAACATTTTGTTGACCCAAGTGAATATCAACATTTGCATTAGCAGTTAGATTAATTCCAGACTCACCAGAGTCCCAGGAGATTGTTCCTTGTGTTGCTGGTACAGATTCTGGTGTAGTGTCAAATGTAATGAAGTCTGTACTAACAATACCAACATCATCTGCATAAGCTAGATTAACCCAAGTTGTGTTTTTATATACTCGGATTCTATCATCTGTAGTATTGTAGTAAATGTCACCTTCGTCTGCAGATGCAGGGTCTGATGCCAAACTCAGTAAGTTGATTGGCACATTAAATTTACGGTTACTAGCCACTATTCCTCATCCTTATGACATTTACATTCGCAAAGAACATATGAGTATAAAAAGTTACAATACTCATGATTATTCCTTTGGCAACTTACGCTTTCGTTGTACGATGGCTCCTTGCCAGAGCTTGGCTGCTTGGTCTGCTTCTGATGCGTATAATGCCTGTTGATGATTGATGGCAGAACCACGACTAGCGTGACACCCAACCACTTCACCATTTTCTTTAACAACAGCATATCCTTTACACCCACCATAGTTTCTTTTTATTTTCCAAGGCATAAGCCTATTTTATCACAATTCGAGGTCTTTTGCGAGAGCATATTTAGGCTTAGCACCTACAATTTGCTTCAAAACTTGACCGTTTTCAACTACCATAATTACAGGAATTGAAGAAATACCAAACTCTAGTGCTAGGTCAGATTGCTCATCCACATTTATCTTGATTAATTCAACGCCTGACTCATCTGCTAATTCTTGTAGAACAGGGGCTACCATTTTACAAGGTCCACACCATTCTGCCCAAAAATCAACAATTGCCTTACCTTTAATTCCATCGAGGAATTCTTGCTTACTCATAATAACCTCCTAGTTATTTGCTGGAATGATAGGACTTGAACCTATAACCATTCGATTAACAGTCGAAAGCTCTGCCGATTGAGCTACATTCCATGGTGAAAGGGTAGACTGAAATATCCACTGCACACAATAGCGTAACGGATTCAGCCTTTTACGCTGTCGCTTATGTCCATAGACTCTAGCGAATTTCGGGATTTCGGATTGTAACTACACCATCCTAAGATTGTCTACCCCTTCGAGCGAATAGTGAGAATCGAACTCACACCGTCTGCTTGGAAGGCAGAGGCACTACCACTATGCAATATTCGCATTATTTTTTTTCGAGCCTTCTATCCGATTTGAACGGATGACCCTCGTATTACAAGTACGATGCTCTACCACTGAGCTAAGAAGGCGAACTGCGTAAGATAAATTATATCCTACGCAGAACGAATTGTCAAGGGTTACTTGACTTTATCAGCAAGTTTTTTAAGTGCTGTAAACTGTGCTTTGTCAACTACGCCATCTGCAGTTTTGCTATTAGCTTTTTGCCAAGCAATAATTGCTTTCTTCGTAACTGGACCATATTCACCATCTGCAGTTTTGCCAACAAATCCAAGAGCCTTTTGAATCACCTTAATGTATTCGCCTTTTTCTCCTGGCTGAATTGGGTCATTTGGATATGCTGTTGGGTCGTTTGGTTTTTCAGGTTTTGGAGTCAAAGCCTTGTCTGGACCTGGGAATTTAGGACGACCAAAACCAACAACGCTGATTTGAACATTCTTTTTATTCTTTTTGTATCCACGAACTTGCTTTAGAACCATACCACCATTACGCTGGTCTCCTGTCCATCCTGCTGTATTTCCCTCTACAGTTGTTACTGTACCGTCACCATTGTCTTTTACAACAATACCAACATGAGAAATCCTATCAACCGAGTCTCCAGGAAAGTCGAAATAAACCACATCTCCTGGCTCTGGTTTTGCATCTTCTGCATCAAACCATGACTTAGCCTTTTTAAATGCTGCTGCACCATTAGGTGTGTAGATTGTTGCTTTATCCCCAGGAAGTTTGAATCCCGCTTGATTAGCACACCAAATTACGAATGAACCACACCATGCAACAAAGTTTGCACCTGTGAATTTACCGTATTTAGTTTCATTGTCTTTTGGACCTTCGACAACGCCAACTTCTTTGAGAGCAACCTCAACGAACTTTGCGGCAGTGCCTAGTTCCGCTGGAACTTTTGCCATTATATTACCTCTTATCTAATTAGATTTGATAGTTTCCTATCAGTACCTCGTACGAGATTCGAACTCGCAGTCTCTTCCGTGAGAGGGAAGCGTCCTAACCGTTAGACCAACAAGGCTTACTAGAAGGTAAATTTTAACATATTCTCTGTTAGTTGTGAAGGGGAAACTGTTTTAATTCCAGCTTTTCTATAAGAATTTCTTGCACCTGCATCGTTATCAATTGCTAGTACAACATTCTCTGCTGACTTTAATGCTTTTCCTGCTTCTAATTTAAATTTGTTAGACTCTCTCGTAGAACCAGTATTCATAACTAGCCTATTATATCTAACTCCAGCCGCTCTAAGAACACGGACTGTTTCTTTTCTTGTGGATTCTGGTCGACCAGTAACTAAAATGATTTTGTAATTACCAGCTCTTTGTTTTAACCACTCAATTGTTTTATCAATTCCGTACTGTCCAGCACGAATCAGGGTATCATCTATATCACAAATAATTGCTGCCATGTCTATATTATACCTCTTAGTAAGCCATGATGGACTTTAAGCACCCCCTGAGAGATTCGAACTCCCGACCTGTAGGGTAGAAACCTATCGCTCTTTCCTCTGAGCTAAGGGGGCAATCTTTAATTTACTGAGGGAGATGGTTTTGCATTAATGAATTCTCTATCATCTACGAGTTCAAATGCATATTCACGAATTTTAGTTTCTGATTTAGCAAAATGATGACCACAAAAATATAAGTCACCATTAATACCATTTGCCCATACAAATGCTTCAGCACCGCATGAGTCACAACGGTCAGCCGTTGTTGTCTGTCGCTCTTTAACTTCTTCTACTGTATCTACTGTTTCTGTCATAGCGAGAATTATATACTATCTATATCAGATTGTCAAGTGTTTTTCAAAACGAGTATCTGTTAATGAACCCATAGCTTTTTCAGCTTTCTTCCACTCTTCTGGAAGCATTTCAATCATTCCTAACGCTCTTGCTCTACGAATAATATGACGCTTTGCTGCAGCATAGTTTGCTGCTCTTCCTACAGATTGAATAGCATTGCTAAGGTCTGTTTCATTTGCAATTGGGAATGAGCCATCTTTCATAGCTTCTCCATTTGCTGCCATTCTGCGTCTTGCAGATGGTGAGTAATCTCTTTTTTCCATTATTTCCACTTCCTTAAATCGAAAGGTGAGTCTGCCCATTTTTTCATATTTTGAATTTGATTCCATTTAGTCTTTGACCAACTGAAACCTGCGTCTCCGCCCCATAAATCCCAAGCGACTCTGCCTGGACTTGGAAAACCTTCTTCACCAGAATTAAATCCAGTGGCTTGCTTGTCTACTTCGTGACGAGAAAAGAATGAATACATTCTTGCAACTGTAGATGGAGAAAGATTTACACCATTTACAATTTGATTAGCACGAGCAAAACCAACTCTAGTTCCTCCACGCTTTCCTTCAGACTTCCACTGAAGCGCTCTGCGGGCTGCAGACTTCATTCCATCTGTTGGTCTAAGATTAATATCAGCCTTTAGAATATCATCCATGTTATCCATAGAATGTCCTTCAAGACTCTCTAGTCTTTCTGCATCTTGGTACATCATGCCAATGCTATATGGAGTTGCAACCCATTCACCATCTTCATTATCATAGACACGCAC